AGTCTTCGATCTTAGGAAGATCAGCATGCTCTAGAACTGGCTGCCATTTTTCTTGTAAGTTTTCTGACATAAACATTGTTTATAGTCCCCTATTTAAAGTTTACTTACTTATCTAAGTTAGCAAACTTGGTTAACGCGGCAGTATATTTGGCCATACCTTCATTAACAGGTTGAGCTACATCGCCCGCACCTGAGAAATCAGCATCGTCACTTGCCACAGTGCTATCATCAGAGACAGCTTCAAGTTTCTCAGCTCCGAAATAAGATTCTTTCAATGTTGAAACTTTCTCAACGAAATTTTCTTCATTTTCGTAATCTACATCTTCTGCCAAGGCTTTTAACTTCTCTACCTGAGTATCAGCTAGGTCGTTAGACGCTTCGCTAATAATTTTTTCACGCTTAAGTTCCTCGATGTCCTGTTGAGCTGTGATGTTGCTAGCAACTTCTTCGTTCAACTTATCTTCCATCTCATCAAGTCTGTTTGCTAGTTCTTCAACTACATCAAACTTGTCTTCTGGAACTTCAACATAGTGTTCCTCAAACAGTTTTTTCAAACCGCTTATGAAATCTTCTGTGAGTTCGGATTTTAATCCTCTCTCAATCGCTAGTTCATTTTCTTGAACCCAGCTTTCAGAAACATAGTTTAGATAAGAATCAACTTTCTCAGTTAAATCGTCTTTGACTTCTTCAACTTTCTTGTTAAGTTCTTCTTCTAACTCAGCTTCTTTCTCTACAACTACTTCTTTAACTTTAGCTGCAACTGCTGCTTCAAATATTGTTCTAGCTTTGTTCTTGAATTCTTCGGATAAATCTTCGTCGGAAACTAGAGCTTCTATGTCATCACTCATGTCGATTTCATAAGACTCTTTTTTAGCTTCTTCTTTTTCATCTTCCTCGTCTTCCTCTTCGGAATCTTCGTCTGAAGGATCTTCGTCATCAGATTGTATCTCTGTTTTAGTTGACTTAGCTTCTTCAACTGAATCTTCTTCGGATTCTTCTTCGGTAAGACCTTTTAAGAAAGAAGTAACTTCTTCGATTGATTGATCTTTAAGAGATTCTACTACACTTCTAATAAGTGCATTACGACTTAGTGACTCGACTTGTTCGTCTTCATCGCCATCTTCGTCATCGCCGTTCAGTTCTTTCTGAATGGCCTTTAAAGATTTTGCGTCCATCTCTTTCATCGCTTCAACAACAGCTTTAAGTAGGTCAGCTTTTGACATTTCTTCAAGTGGAGTTACTTCTTCATCAGACTCAACTTCTTCTTGATTAACTGCTTTACCTTTCTCTACTTTAGTTTTGCCATCTTTAACTTCATCGCCTTTATCAGAAGCTTTTTCACCACCAGGTGCTTTAGCTTTTGAAGTAGCGTCACCAGCTTTATCAGCTGCATCAGTTGAATGTTTTGGCGCGTCTTTGTCAGGACTAGAATCAGCTTTCTTTGCTTTTGGCTCTACAGCCTCAGCCATAACTTCTTCTATTGTGCTTTCTAAATTTGACATTAGAATACCCCTTTTACCTTAAATAAATTTATTAATAAATTGATTATTAAATAGTATTTATATATTATAAATTTTCAAGAAACGATTTAAATACATTTAATTTCGTTTCTTGAAGTTTTTGTGACTTAGCTCTTCTAATTTCGTTCTTATAGTCTTCTATTTTCTGAGCTTTTATCACTCCATTATCCCAAATCCACTCAACTCCTTCCATAACACCATCTACGAAGGCGTCAGGAGCAGAAGGATCTGCCACGATATCAGCAGCGGTTGCTAACTGAAAATCCGATTGAACCATTTGAGCTCCACCCTTAGCGTCTGAAGCTTTCAATGATCCCATACCCCTACTAGAAACACCTAGTCTAGCACCATCTGAAAGTAGGTTCTTGACTATTTCTCCCATAGGAGTAGATAAAATCTTTGCTTTACCGACAAAATTCTTGCCGTCTTGTTCTAAACTCTCAATTAAATGAGATGTTCTTTCTAAATTAATTGTTGGTCCTTCTGGATGCCCTAATTCTCCATAGGCTCTTTTCTGTTCGATATACTCTTTGTTATATCTTTTAACTTCTTTTTTCATTACTTCAAGAGGATAAATACGACCATTCTTGTTTTTAACTTCTGTCTGTAACATGATACCTTCGATAAACATATTTTTCTTACCTGTCTTAGGGTCTTCTTCGACTAGATAATTTACATCATCGGACCATTGTTCTGATATTAATTTCATTTTTTTACCTCTTTAAGCTGTTGTAAGATCACCATATCGTGATCTACCTACAAATATCATACCAAAATCGTTCAATTTTTTCTTAGCACCTGAGACTTCAACTTTACCACCTTTTACTCTGATCTTCATTTTGTAGTCTCTTGCCATTCTTTCCATTTGTTTTATAGTCTGTTTATCGATAGGTTTTCCGTCTCGTCTACGATAAGTTTCTGACTCGTCTAAATCTATAGGTCCATCGACTTTTTCAACGATTTGTTTAAGTATACTGACTCCTTCATCAATATCTTCACCCATTAGTTTAACAAATTGTTCCGCGGACTTTTTGGCTGTATTCATATCTTTAAATACACCCAATTCTTCCCAATCCTTAGCTGATTTAGGTTTTACGAACACACGAATTTTTTTAGAACCTTTTCTTTCTGCATGATAAGCGACTTCTGTGTTCTTAATTTTAGTAGAAGAAATATGATTTTTCTTATCTTGTTTATAAGTAATTTCGTCTAATTGTTGTCTAAGCTCTACAAAGGTTTTCATTTTACTACTTCCTATTATGCCTTTCTTCTAAAATCAACATCATTGGGTTCTTTAATTCTCAATTTCTTTAAAGAATCTTCTATAGCTTTAACAGCCTTTGCTTGATTTTTGATATCAGTAATAAAAAGAGAACTTTCGCCATCTTCCATTGTTGAAAATCCAGCTTGTTTTTCAATTCTTCTTAATTCTTTATGTAATGCTTTATAATGTCTGGGTTTTAAATCCATTAACACCATGTCTTCTTTAAGTTCTAAAGGTTTTAAAAATCCGTCTCCGGGTTGTGTCCAACTTTTCATGTTAGTCTTCCTGTTTTGGTTCGTTGTTATTCATCCAATCGAGCTGTACTTCAACTCTTTTCAAATCAATAGCATCCAACTGTTTGTCTTGCATTACATTTTTAAATGTTTCACCAGCTTCAACATTATTACCGTCAGCTATCTGATCTACAAGTTCTCTAGTTTTATCTACCATCATAATCTCCTAAATTAAAAGTCCATATCGTCATCATCACTATCATCACCTCCAGTAGCTTCAATTTCTTTATCAATATCTGCTATCTCGGCTTCTGACTGTCTAAGAACATTTTTTCTTATCCATTGTTCAGAATAGTACTTACCGACAAATTGGTCCATTTGTTCTAGAGTATTGATTCTTTCTCTCAATATCTCTGCTTCTTTAAGTTCTACGAAATGACCATCTTTTTGAAAGTCATAACTTATATACTCTTTTGACTTCTTCCAATCATCTTCTGTTACTATATTTTTAAGTATCAGTTGAGTCTTTAAAATATCGTCAAATAATCTAGAGAATTTAATTCTAAGTCTATCAATAAATCTTGAAAACTTGACTTCATCTCTAGAAATCTCAGTCGCTCTACCAATAGCGAACGCTGTTTCTGTCTCTAATCTAGAAATTGGTACATTAAGAGACTTGTACAATTTCTTTTGAAAATATAAAATATCTTCAATCTCACCAAGATTTTGACCACCTGGTAGTGTTGAAATCTCAGTTCCTCGGCCTCCTTCTCGTCTAGGTAACCAGAAATCTTCCAACATATTCATATGCTTTCTGTCATCTTTTATCTCACCTGTGTCAGCGTTATACACTAACTTATTACGATAACTTGTTTGTACTTCTTTCAAATACTGTTCAGCTCTCGCTTTAGGTAAGTTACCTACATCAATGTAGAAGATTCTTCTCTCTGGTGCTCTTGATATTCTGTAAATAACTAGAGCATCTTCTAACATTCTTAGTTGGTTTACAGACTTCATAGCCTTATGTAAATAACCAACTACTACTTTTTGGTTGTAATCAAGTAGTCCAGATGTTATGTGAGTCACAGCATCAGGACTAATTCTTACTGTTTGACCTGTGTTATTACCACTCTTGTCAAACCCTTGTTCGTTGAAAAGATAGTATTCATCTACTTTCTTAACAACTTCAACACCAGTCTTAGGGTCTTTTTTCTTATCTACCTCTCTGATCTTACGAATCTTTTGAGGGTCGATAGCTCTCAGACCTTGAATACCTTTTTTGGTATTACTAGATTCTACCATCTTATGATAATAGAGTCTACCATCAACATACCATTTTCTGTATATGTCGTGTGCAAGTTCTCTAAATCCTAATAATTCTAGAACTTCATCAAACTCTCCACGAATTTTTTCTTTAGTACTATCACTAAAATGATTCACTCTGTCTAAATTAATAGATACAGGTGCATCTAAGTCATTTGATGATATAGATTCGTTAACTATATCTTCAATTGCTGCATCACATTCAGGAACCAAAGACATTGTTCTGTATCTTGTAACTAGGTCGGCCTCATTCTTAATTCCGCCTTCCATGTCAACATACTGACCAATGACTCCACCAGTGGATGCAAACCCACCCATTCCATGGTCTTTACCGATCTCGATAACAGACCCATCATTTTGAGGTGGGACGAAACTCTGTGCTTTAGTTTCGTCACCTGATTTCCTCTTTATTTCTAATCCAAATAATTCCATACTAATATTTATATCCCATCAAAAGGACTCTTTTTAGCGAGTTCTTTCGAAATGCGAATAAGCGAACTCACAATCAAAAATTTCAACAGCGTCTCCACCCTCAGTATCTAACTCAATAGCTCCGAGGTTTGTTGGCCACATATTGAAAAATTCGTAAGTAGCGAGAACTGCATCATCTCTACCTAATTGTGAAACAGTAGCTTTATCAACCATATAGTCATATCCAACAGGACCTACACTTGAATCTAAAGGTACAATATCTTGCATCCATTGTTCAATTCCAGTTCTTGCTGAAAATTCTGTATCGTTGTAAATACCAACTGTCCAATTTTCAAAAGTTCTATCACCCGCTAGTTTAACAGTCAACCCTTTGTATTTAATTTCCATAGGTTCAATAACTTGACCAGGTAAAGCTGCTGTTTTGCACAAAAACTGTATCTTATTACCTGTTCTTGGTATGAATACCTCAAACCTATTATTTCTTGGACCAGCGCCTACTAAGTTGGCTTTGAATTGGTTTATAGTTGCCATTTTCTATTCCTCCTTATACCGCTTGTTCTGATACTGCACCAGATATACCATAGACTTCATCAAAGTCTACACCACTTCTAGATGCAACAAAGGTTAATGTTATAAAGTTGATTGACCTTGCTGGCTTGATAAATATCGAAGCTACAAATTGTGCCGCATCAACTACACCGGCTGTATTATTAGTCTCGTCACAAACAACTCTGAAATCATAGATTCCTTTTCTGCCTTGAACTTGACGCAAGAAAGGTTCAATAGCTGCTCTGAAATTAGCTCTTGTAAATGAATCGTTAAATTCAAATAACTGATTTTTCGCTGCTGTTGAAATTGCTTTCTCTAATACTATGAACAATCTACGAACATTAATTCTTGAGAACGCACTGTTTTCATTAGTAACTAGTGTTTTATCTCCGTATAATAATGTTCCTTGTCCTGGGAATGTAACTACTGGGTTAACCCTAGCTCTGTATAGAGCGTCTCTATCAGCCTGTGTTGGGTTGTATGCCAATTTAGTCACACCAAATATTTGACCACGATTGAATCCTGCTGGTGAATACCATGCATCATTCGTATAATCAGTTCTGGCACATAGTCCAGCGACTGATCCGTTGTCTGGTACCCAGATATATCTATCGTTGTACCTGTCGTAAATGTATAACCAATTGCTGCTCATGACAGCATAACTTGATCCGTTTAGAGTATCTGCAGTTGCCTTAGTGTTTGTTGCACCGGCTGTACCGGAATCAACTACATCTGACTTGATTGGTGAAAAGAATACGACGCAATCTTTTCTATCTTCTGCGATATTCATTAATTGGTTGTAATAACTAGTAGCTTCGGCTCTCGTAACTACTGCGGAACCACTTCCATTATCTGCTTGATTTGAACCAGATATCATTAGACTGATATCTTGATTATCTGCACTACCAAAGTGTGTATCCCATGCTGTTATTTTTTGTGCTGTAGTTGGTTGATTTCCATCTGAACCATTGGTGAAAGATAGACTATCAGGTAAAGTACCTGTACCAAATGTGACACCAGCAGCGGCTGAACCAGCTGAACCAAATGTTGAACTATGGTCCATCCAGTAAACATATTCGCTCTGATTTTCAATAACAGTAACATAATAGTTAGTAGCACCGAACTCGTCTTTTGCATCTGAAGCTTTTGATACGGCTTCATATTTTTCTAAAACTGTTCCTGGAGTTCCTGAGATATCTCCATCTTCATCTAAGACGACAATATGCATTTCATCAGTTGCACCAGCACTTGCTCTACCACTTGCGTATGTAGATGTTCCTGGTGCTTTGTTAAACTGTCTTGCAAATTCCCACTCTCTAGATAAGGCTGCTCCACTGGCTACAGCGGCATCCAATCCTTGAGTAGAATCGTCTTCTTGTGCTAAAGTAACTGTTGCGGGTCCGGTTGAACCTGAATCAAAAGCAATAGCTGATATTTTATATCTAACAGTATCAGATCCGATAGCTGTTATGATGTCACCTACTATGAATTTCTCACCTAAAGATACTTCGATTGAAGTACCACCAGCTGATGAAGTTCCATTAGTTGTAGTAACACTAGCTTGAGCATATGGATTAGCACCACCACATACTGAAACTTTAAGTGAATTACCTAAAGCTCCGGCGTATCTCGCAGCGTAATTACCAACTGATGCAGAACCATCATTGTAATTTGCTCTATAGTGGGTTAAGTTCTTTACTAATAAAGACTGTCCACTTGTTGTAGTCGCGTTAACCATACTAGTTGTCGCGATTCGAACTACTTTTAAGTCAATCCCGTAATCTAAGAACATCGCAGCTGGATAAAAATGTTCAGCAGCTATGTCTGTATTTGCGGGTTCCCCGAATGAATCTACAAGTCCTTTATTAGTACTTACAGTAGTAACTTCTTCGGCTGGACCCCAACCGAAATAACCACAATATGCACCTGTCGAACTTGAGACCGCAGGAATAACATTAGTAGCATCTATTTCTTGAACCAGTACACCTGGCGAAACTTGAAATGCCATTTTGTTTTCTCCTTAATAAATTTTATTTCGAAATAAAATTGTTATTTATAAAGTTTAACAAAGAGTTTCCTCTTCATTAACTAGTATTTATAATTTAATAAACTTGTACATCCTTGACAACTGTCCAGACATCTCCACCTTCTTTAAATGTCTTTTCTTCATCTGTACCGTCATCTATGATACCAAATGGTACCATATCATCTTCAATCATCTGTTGTTGTTCATCATATAACATCTTTTTGAGTTCTAAATCAGTCAAACTTTGAAAATAGGGTGTTGTTACAAACCATGAAAATAGAACTAAATTCATGACTAAATCATCATGATTACCACCATCTGCCTCGTATGACTGGCCTTTTGCAACAAAAGTAACTAATTCATTGATAGTAAACTTATCTATCACCATTAGTTTCTTTTCTTCCATTAACTCTTTTAGAGTAGAACAACCTATCTGTTTTACTTTTCTAGTCATTGTTACACCTACTCCAGAGGCTTTAACTGTCGATTCTAGAAATACATTTGGATATTCTATATCATAATACAGATTATTACAAACAATTTGTCCTGAATCGTTGTTTTCTATTACAATTAGAGCCTCATTGTACATCTTACCGTATTTTTCTAATACATCAGCGTACAATAGTGGTGATACCATATTATCACGATATATACCCACTTGTTTGAATGGTTTTTCTGTAACATCTATGATTGAAAATGTAGAAAAATCTCTACCACGACCTTTGGCTACATCAACTGTCATAATGTATGTATGATCTTTTCTAGGTTCCTGATATAAGTATACATTATCTTTACTCCATAACGCATCTTTACCTTGTAATCCTAATAATGTATTAGCATTGATTAAAGTGTTACCTGTACCTAAGAATGAATTACCGAACTCTTGTTCAAACTGTAATTCAGAAGTGTTTGCTATCGTTGATTCTTTCCATTTCTCATCTCTACCTGGTACATCCCACCAATTAACTGTAAATGGTTGATACTCATTACTTCCGTGTTCAGCACCTTCATAAAGTTTATGATACATATTTCCAATACCATTAGCTGTAGAAGTAATAATAACCTTTGATTTACCACCTGATGTAACAACAGGATATGTTGATGTATAGAACTGTTCAGCGTTATCTACGAACGCGAACTCATCTAAGTATAGAAGATTAACTGACATACCACGAATAGAGTTAGCTCCTGTGGCTGATGCTATGATTCTACTATCGTTTTCAAATTCAATAGAACCTTTGTTCA